TGATAACACTTTTACATCAGATTTTATTAAATGATATAAAGACGTTAAAGGATGTTCATCAATGTGAAATTTAATTGGTAATCCTAATTTTGTAAACGATTCAAACTGTGTCAAATCACCAGGTGTTTGTGATCGAGAATAGATATGATATTCTTTTTCAAGAGAGCCAGTTTTACTATCTTTATTAAAGATTTGATCAAATTTTTGTAGTAGATTTATATAGTATTGTTCTTTTTTATTTCCTTGAACAAATTGTTCTCTTGACAAACTTCTATCGTTATCTCTTCCTTCTATAAAATTGGTGATGTGAAGTGCTATGTTTAATTTTTCATCATCATAGTAATATTTATCTTGATCAAAAAACACAAGGGATGAAAGTTCTTTAATAAAAGGTTTCCAAATCTGATAATTGTTATCTGCTATCCTCATCAAATCTATATTTCCAATCTCTACATAGAGATCATCGTCCTTCTGATTCTTTTTAACAAAATCTATAAAGTTTTGATCCACTCTTTCAAAATAAACTGAATCATCTACAGATTCAATTGCTTGCGAGTTAGGAAAATTAAAGAACTTAGTTACATCTTCACAAAATTTTTCTTGTGTTGAGTGCTCCTGATAGTGTTGAAGATTTTTAAAGTTAGTGCTTACATATCCTACATTCAACATCTTTGATAAAGTATACGTATGTATCTGACATTGTGCAACTGCACCTATACCTTCTGTTTGTTTCCCATCTGCTTTATTAAAAATGTACATCAAGCACCTCCAAAATCAGATAATTTTTCAATCGAACCAAAAGTAATATTCGGATTCATATAACTGTTGTCTATCTCTGCCGAATGTATGTACTGACTTGGTGCAAAGTCAGGTGCGCCCTCTCCAGTAACCCACAGTGCGGGATTCGTAACTCGTACTCTGTTATTAGGAAGTGCTACAATGTTGCCTGTGAACGGTCCAGCGTCTATTAGTTCTAACACATGAGATTGTTTGTGCTGTGCTGGATCGTCAGATATGTAGCTGTCGGTGTAGTCCACCGTAAACATATATCTTCCTGTATAAAACTCTCCGTCTATCTTACACAGCCAAGGACTAGATGAAACTCTGTCCATAACAATAATAGCGTGATTTCTAGAAGAGCAGTCCCAAGGCTGGGCTAAGTGTGTGGGCATCAACTCAGGCCACTCATCTAACACGGTATCTGCCACCATTGCAGTGATTGGCATCCTGGCCCACATTGCGCCACCGTGCACGTTCTCTTCTTCGTCACAACCTGTAAACACAACGTTAAAACTTAAACACCTATCTGGTATTGTGTTTACGGCTATTGCTAGTGCGTGTAAGTATTCTCCTTGATATTCTTGATGGTTGTTTGTAAATTCTTTTCGTACCCAACATTTAAAATGTGGGATGTTAGAAGCGAGGTAGGTCAAATTTAATCATCCATAAAGTTTGATTTCCGTACACTACCACCCGCTGCATATTGTTTTACATAGCCGCCACTATACATGTCACCGTCGACTAATTCGTCTTCCATCATACGTTCTTTACGAAAACGTCCCGCTTCTAGTTTTTGTTCTAGTTCTCCAACAGTAAGCTTGTTAGCATTGTTAGGCACAGGAATATTTTCTTTTTCCATTGCATCAAGAATTGCTGCTTTCTGACTAACGGGGTCTTCAGGTCTTCCCTGTGTTCTGTCAGCTTCTAGTGCTTCTGCTTCATCATCAATAACACGTTTTGACATCACTCTGCTTCCTGTTCGATTATAATCTCTTTAGGTTTGTCTTTAGAAGGTAACATGACTATGCCGTGCATAACCTGTCCTTCTACTTCTAACTGTTGTTTCTTGCCAAGGCCAACTCTGTCAAGAACGGACTCTGCAGTTTTAAGGCGCATGTCCATTTGGTTTAACGGAACAGTGCCGTCTGCGTCTAGTCCCTCTATAATACGGTTAGCAGCCTTGACAGAGTTTGTTGCAAGCATACTACGAGTACGCTCTATAATCTCGTCACGCAGTGACCTTGTTAACCAAGACCTAGATTGCTCTTTGTATCCAGCAGCAGCAACGGCGTTCTTGACATGACCACCGTTAGATAATAACTCGTCAAGAAACTTTTCCTGTTTGTCTGTCAACTTTCGTTTTGTTGTAGCTGGCAAGCTCATGTCTAAGTTTTGTTATCTTTTGTTGTTGTACTATGTCGTGTTTAAATTTAGGAGCGTGTATATCTTTTGTTATATTGTATAGTGCTTGCTCTAACTTTTGCCACAAACAGAAACGAAATCCCCCTGTTTGTTTTATAAGTTAACACCTGTATACTAAGGAATTTGCGCGAACAGCAATGTACGTCTTAGTGTGTCATTGGAGTTTCGTCTTACGAACTGCGATCTCAACAATAACAAAAAAAGAAAATCTACATTACCATTCGCGCAAAACACTAAATGTTGGTGGAGAACATTTCCTTTGGTAAAATATAAATAATTATACTTGGTTGGATATGAATTTTTCCACCATGTATACCATTATAACGCTGTATACGAGTTTGTCAAGAAAAAAATGCTTGACAGATTGCTCTGGAGCATTATAATGGTGGTAACACCTGCGGGCGGTGCAATACTATGTATGTAGTACTATATTGTTATTGTCAACAAATAGGTTAATAAAGGTTAATATCGTTAAAAAAATAAAA